TGATATTAATAATTCCAAAACTTATAATTCAGCAGATGAATTTAATAAAAATAAAGAAGATATGCGAATTAATGGAAATGTTAAAATAACTGGTGATTTAGATATTGATGGTTCTATTAATATTAAAGGAAATTATAAATTTAATGATAATAATATTCTTTTTTCTCCCAATCCTGTTGAAAAAATAATAACTAAAATATATTCATTAGGTAATAATGTTTATTATTTTGATACTATTCTAACTCCCAATCATCCTAAACAAATATCTTTTCTAAATTGTAATATAGCCGCCAGTCTCAATATTAATATCAATGATGATATATTAAATCCTAATAAAGAACTTAATATTTTAAATTCAACAAATAATTCAAATATCAGTTATAATAATTATCAACTATCTTCAAATATTAATAATGATATTATTACTTTTTCTAATTCCTTTACAATAAATAATATCAATAATATTAATAATTCTATTATAACAGAAATTAATAATAATTTTCAAACTGCAGATGATATAAAAGATAATTATACTCTTAATAATTCAAGTATTACTAATAATGATTTAATTCAATTATCATTAAATAATAAAAAATATGCATATTCTAATTTTTTAATTTCATCCAATATTTATAATAATATTAATAATATTAGAAATATCCCTATTAATTCCTTTATATCAACTGCTAACAATAATAGTAATCTTTCATTAATTAATAATAATAATATTATTACTTCTTATAATTCTTTAATTTATAACCCTGATATTAATGTTATTACCAAATTAAGTTGTAATATTTATACCAATTCCTTAAATATGTATAATAATGCAGTTTCTTATAATTCTTTCTTAAATTCAACTAAAAATAGTATTTTTACAAATATTTATTTAACAAATTCTTCAAATAATATGAATTCTATGTCTAATATCTATATAGAAACTAATAATTATAATAATTATCTAGTTAATACTAATTTTGAATTAAATACTAATATTATTACTTCTAATTATTTATATGCTACAAGTAATAGTAATAATATTATAATTAATAGCAATTCAGCAAATACATTTATATCTAATTATACAAATGTTATAAATATTATTAGAGACCAACAAGCACAATTAGAATTGAATTATAATAATAACTATTCTGCATATAAATCAGCAAATAATATTTCAAATATTCTTAATTTACCTAGTTATAAAAATAATGCAATATTAAATTCTAACATTTCAGTTATTAATTATTCTTCAAATCTTATTTTTGAAAGTCATTATAATAATTATGTCAGTAAAATCAATAATATATATGATTATAATTCTAATATATATCTAACTTATAGAACTTTAATCACTACATCAAATGATTTTTTAAATAGAAATTATTATAGTAATTATGAGATATATCATAATGTAAATTTAAATATTAGTAATACAATTGGAAAAGAAAATGAAATTTATAATTTTTCATCAAGTAATGTTGAATATACTTCTAATATCTTAAATATAACTTCTAATATACATACTACATTTAATAATATAATAAATGATATTGATAGTTATAAGAATATATATATAATAAATTTAAATTTAGCATATGATAATTATATATATACATCTAATACATATGAATTATTAAAAGATAATTATAAAAATTTAAATTATATCATTGATATTAATAATATCGTTAAATCAGGTTATAGTAATAATTTAATAGCATATAATATTTATGATAATGTATCAACACAAAAAAATAAAATAGATAATGTTAGTAATTTATTATTAACTAATTTAAATTATTTGATTAGTAATAAAACCTCAATATCTAATATTAATAATATTTGTAGTAATTTTAATATTATTAAAAGGGATGATGATATTATAAATGTTCTAACAAGTAATAAAATATATTCATATGATATTCATTTATCTTCAATGAATATAACTTCAAATATCTTATTTAATTATTCAGAACTTTATGAAAATTTAAGTAATTCTATTAATTTTTATAATAAAAGTAATTTAAATATAGAAATTAATAAAACAAAATCAATAACAGATAAAATAATTTTTTCTATCAATAATGATATTTCTTCATATTTAGAAAAATCAAGTAGTAATTTAAGTTTAACATCAAATTTAGATAATAAAATTTCATCAATATCAACTGAATATAATGAAGATTTAAATATTTATCGTAATGACGAAGATTTAAATAATGGTATAGAATTAATTCTTCATCATTTAGAAACTGAATTAGCAACTTTTAATAATTATAAATCTTCAATTCTTTCATTATTTTCTAATTATACTATTGAAGATTATTTTAAAGAGGCATATGAAAATAATATAATGATGGTTGATTTTTGTATAGCTTTATTAAATGAATTAATAACAAATGCTAAAGAATTAAAAGATATGATTATTGCTAAAGGATTACCATCAATATTATTAGAATTAACATTAGATATTACAAATAAATATATAAATTTTATTAATAATAGTTATAATTTTGCTATTTCAACTTCAAAAGTTGTTGAAGCTATTAATAATAATGTAAATATATATATCCTATCATCTTTATCAATAATACCTCTACTAAATACAATGATTGAATATGCTAATAATCATCTACAAGAAGCATGGACCATTATTTCACATAAGATAGTATTATTTGCGAGTTTATCATATTCATTAAATATTATTATAAGTTCATCAGCTGTATTAAGTGAAAATGCTAATATTAATAATAATGAGGGGAAAAATACGGATGTATTAATAATTGGGAATAATATTAAATTATATCCAAATAAATCATTAATAATAGGATATGAAAATGATTATACAAGATGGTTAGAATTAATAAATGATATATCAAAAAAATCAGTTGCCTATTTCTTCAATTCTGAATATAATTCTTGTATATCTAGTTTTAATTGTAGAGCTCAAAAATTTAAATCTTCTTTAAGTAGTTCAACATCATTAAAAACATCAACATCTATAGATATAAATTTAATAGATACGTCTATTAAAGATTATGAAGATTCAATGTTTGATGGTGTATCATTGAAATTATCTCATATATATCATAGAAATAATAATTATGATGCAAATGCTAATTCAAATAATACAATATTTGAAATAGTAAATAGAAAAAATTTAACAAATCCTTATTTTAGTATTTATAGTTATAATAATAATAATATTTTTAATATAGGTAATGGTGATTTTTATGATGATAATAATAAATGTATTAGTGAAGATACAGTAGTTCATATTAACGAAAATACATCAAAACATTTATTAAAATTATCTAATCCTTCTACTAATCCACTATCATTATCATTTGTAAATAATAATATTAATAATTGGAGTTTATCAATTACAAATAAATTCAATTTTATTTATAATACAAAAAATATTATTTCTATTAATCCTAATGGTGTTATTATTAATCCTACTCTTACTGAAAATAATGATATTGCTTCTTTATATATAAATAATACTATAAATAATTCAGCATTAACATTAAATAATAATTACGAGACCATTAGAATTAATAGGAATATGAATAAAGATAATATGAAAATTAATTATGATAGTAATGGTATTATTTATTCAAGTATAAATCAAGAACCAGAAGATAAATTTGATTTTTCAAAAGTATCATTTGAAGTTAATAAAAAAATATTATTAGAAGATATTAAATATACATTATCAAATATTCCTGTTAGTTTTAATAATATTAATGTAAATAATAAATTTAAAGAAAGTATTAATGATAAAGGCAGTGGTAATAATTATGTATATATTATTCCAGATATTAGATTTAATGATTCTAATATAAGTTATGAAAATAATGCTACTAAAATAGAAGTAGTTGATATTAAATTAGGAGAAACATATTTATTCACAATTAATTATGTAATACCTAAACATATAATTTCATCTAATTTTAGTTCAAGTTTAGAAACATATAATGAAACTAATTGTTATATTAAAACAGAAATAAATGAAGTAGGAGGTGATTCTCAAAAATATGCAACAATTGAATTAAATTATGAGATAGGAGTTTATAATATAATAAATAGTATTAAATTTTATAAATATGGAACATTTATAAATGAAAGTTTAGATATTACTATTAAAGATTATTATTATACGATTATAAGACCAAATAATATTGTTCCTAAAAGTATATATAATAATAATCATACAAATAATATTTCAAAAACAATTACAAGTAATATAATAAATATTACTAATGAATTAAATTATTTATCAAATATTCCTAATAAAGTTAAATTTGAAAAAACTTATATAGAACCTAAAATTACGAGACTTTATCCAATTACAATATTTAATAATGATTATAATATAAATATTGAAATAAATGTGACAGATAAATATGATGTATATTTTACTGATGGAAATGAAACAACAACAATTGAATATATAAATGTAAATGCAAAATTACCAACAATAAAACAGAAAAATATTTATAATAATTATCATAATATTTATAGTTATACTGATGATTATGAAATTTATTTTAATACAAAAAAATTATTAAATATTGATAATACTGGTACTTTAACAACAAATGGAAATATACATACAAATAATATTTATTTAAATGGTGATATATATAATTCACAAGGTATATCATTATATGATAATATATTATCACTTATTAATAATATAACAAATGATGCTAATTATGAATTAAATTCTAAAAATATTATTTTAAATCCAGCGATTGGTTTAAATGATTATAAAGGAGGTGTATTAATTAATGGTACTAATATTAATGATATAAATAATAATTTATTTCAAATTAATAATTATTTAACAAATGATAATTTTATAACTTTAAATTCATGCACTGAAAAATCATATATTCATTTTAATAATAGAATAATTAGTTCAACAACAAACAGACAAATAAATTCAATATATAGATTAGGTAGTGAAAATAATATTTTTGGTATTTGGAAATATCAAACTTTATCTAATTATAATGAAAATTATTATATTGATACAACTATACAAAATAATTGTGATAAAGTTTTTGATATTGTTCCAATAAATGGTACAAATACTTTTAATTTAAATATGAATGGAAATTTAAATGGAATTTTAACTACAAATTCAGATATTAGATTAAAAACAGATATTAAAAGAATTGAAAATGCATTAGATAAAATAATGACATTACAAGGTATAACATATATATCTGTTGAAAATAAAAATAAAGAACAAAATAGAAAAACAGGATTAATAGCTCAAGAAGTTAATCAAGTATTACCAGAAGCAACTTCTATAAATAGTGATGGATATTATAGCATATCATATGGTAATTTAGCGGGATTAATAATAGAAGCAATAAAAGAATTAAAAACAGAAATTAATGAATTAAAATTAAGAATTACTTAATTCCTAATATTCTTTTAATTGTATTAAAATTTTTTTGATTAAATTCAGATTTACCATTTTCAATATTTGTAATAAAATCACTATTTAAAGAACTACTTATTTTTTGTGCTAATTGTTTTTGTGTTAATCCTAAAGCAGTTCTTCCTTCCCTAATAATATCTATTTGTTCTTGTGAATATTTGATAATACGATGTGCTTCATTATCATCTTCAATATTAGGTTTATTGATATGAATATTTGATTTATTGATAGTTGATGTAGAATTATTATTATGTGTTTTAGTTTTTGTTAAAACCACTGGTTTAAAATCCTGATAAACTTTCCAATAACTACTCATTTTTATATAACTTCCTTTATTATAATAATTATCATTTTTTTTTAATTGGAAAAAATGATATAAACATATGATATATATATTACAAATAAAATAAATGGCAGTAAAACAAATTATCGATCGCTTTGTTAATTCAGTTGATGTAAATAATAATTATACAACTGTTGAATTAGTCAAACTTCTTAAAGAAGCGGCAAAAAATAATAAAAGTAAATCAACAGATGCATCAGGAGAACCAAAAGTTAAAAAACCTCCTTCTGCTTATAATCTTTTTATCAAGGAACAAATGGAACTTCTAAAGTCTGATGGATGTAGTCCAAAAGATCGTATGCGTAAAGCTACTGAAAAATGGAAAGAGGCAAAAGAGAAAAAAGCAGGAGATCCAAAAGTTGAAGATGATACTTCAACTGATGAATAATTTTTTTTAATTTCTTTTTTTTAATTCGTGCTAAGAACTTCACGAACTTTCATTAGTGCTTTTCCTAACCGATTAGTACCTTTCCAATTTTCAGGAATAGTATTAAGAGTATCAGTGATATTAAGACCATTACCCCAAATTTTATCATATGGAGAACATTCAACAATGATTTTATTTCCTGTTCTTAGTAATTTTTGTTTTAATTCCAAATTTTGAGAGAATTTAGCAAGATTAGCTTGAAATACAATTTCATCTGCAACTTTATTCCATTCAATTTCATCAAAATTTTTAACTAGTCGCCCTAAAGACTTATGTTCTTTAGGTTCAGTAGCTGTCATAATTAATTTAAATGTTTCTTCATCATTGAAAAATTTAGCTTTCTGCGCCATCATATATTGTTCGCAACAGTTATAAGTTATATTATCAATAATGAAAGAACTAATAAACCATTGAGACGGATAATTTGATTTGAAATAAACTCCATACTTATTCTCAAAAAACTTTTCATTATGTTCTTGCATCTTCCTTATGAAACTCTTAATTATTTTTGTTAAAGATTGAAATCATTTTTTTAATCTTTTTCTTATAAAAAATGATAAATTTATTATTAATATTATTATTATAAATGACAAAACCTATTTTAAAATGGATTGGTGGAAAAACACAAATTATAGATAAAATTATTAATAATTTTCCAAAAGAAATAAATAATTATCGTGAAATATTTTTAGGTGGTGGTAGTGTATTATTATCATTCCTTTCATATATTAAAAATGGAAATATAAAAATAAATGGTGATATATATGCTTATGATATAAATGAACCATTGATATATATGTATAAAAATATTCAACAAAGACATAATGAATTATTTAATTATTTAGAAAATATAATTTTAGAATTTAATAAATGTAATAATGAAGAAATTAATAGAACTCCTGAAAATCTAGAAGAAGCAATGAAAAATAAAGAAAATTATTATTATTGGATAAGAAATATTTATAATAAATTATCAAATGATGAAAGAAATGATATTATAGGTTCATCAATGTTTATATTTCTCAATAAAACTTGTTTTAGAGGCATATTTAGAATGGGTCCAAATGGATTTAATGTACCATATGGTAATTATAAAAATCCTGAAATTATAAATAAAAATCATTTAGAAGAAATTCATCATTTAATTCAAAATGTTAAATTTGAATGTTGTGATTTTTCTATATCTCTTAATAAGATTGATGAAAATGATTTTATATATCTAGATCCTCCATATGCACCTGAAATAAGTACATCATTTGTTGGATATACTAAATCAGGATTTACTTTAGAACAACATAAAAATTTATTTGAATTAATTCATAAATTATCAAATGAAAATAAAAAAATAATGTTAAGTAATGCCGATGTTAAATTAGTTAGAGATTATTTTGATGATAATGATAATGATAATAAGAATGAGAATAAGAATGACAAATATAAGATTATAGAAATTGTATGTAAAAGGACAATAAATTCTAAAAATCCAAATGCAAAAGCAAATGAAGTTATTATAATGAATTATTAATCCATTTATTTAATAAATCAAAGTAATTTTCATCATCTCCATATAAAACATTAATATTATTTTCAATAAATATTTTATTCAATATTATATATTTTTTATCTTCTGATATAAATTTATTTTTTAGAAAATTATTTACACAAAAACAATAATATATATTAAATTTTTCACCTAAAACTATTTCATATTCTCTTTTTAATGATGTTCCAGCCCATAACTTAGTTTCAACAGAACCATCCATATTTTGTTCTTTTTTTTCTAAAATTTTAATATCAATTTTACCAGTATTATATTCAATTATATAAGCTTCATCGGGACATCTAAATATATCAATCTCATATTTAAATTTCATATATTTTTTTAATCCATTTTGTAAAGTAAATATTATTGTTTTATCTTCAAATGTTTTAGATAAATAATAATTATATTTACATTTATCAGGTAGTTTATATTCAATATATCCAATATCTAATAATTTATTATAATTATTAGTTTTGTCTTCAAACAATTTACCATAATAATTTGTATTAGTACCACCAGCACCAATTCCTTTATTCATTAAGTATTATTAATAATCTAAATTATCATTTTTTAAAAATATGTAAATAAAAAATGATAATTATTATTGATTATTAATAACAATAAATAATGACCGATAAAACAAAAATGAATAAATATGATATTATTAATTCTATTAATATTCATTATTATAAAAAAGGTATTTCTTGCGGTAATATTTATAAATTATCAAAAGAAAAATTATTAACTATTCTTATTGATAATGATATTGAATATATATCAAAAGAACAATTAAAAGAGGATATTATTAATATTGAAACTTATAATAATTTAAGAGATGTTATTTATTGTAATTTTATTAAATATGAAAATATACCATATGAAGTAATTTCAAATATTACTATCTCAACTACTATTGAAGAATTAACAGAAATTATAAATAAATATGAATTAAAGAATGAGAAAAATTTTGAAAATGATAAAGAACTTATTTTAAGTTTATATAAATCTTATAATAATTATTGTAAATCTTCTTCTATTCCTAATAAATGTATCTATATCACTCTACCTAATATTATAAAATCACTTAAAGATATTATTTAAATCTCCTTAAATGTTTTTATGAATAATGCGGCAGTAATTTTAGTATCAATAATAGGTTTAGGATAATTAATATTAGGATATTGTTTTTGTTCCCAATTTAATATAATTTTATTGGAAACTTCTCTTAATTCTGGAACCCATAATTTTATATATTCACAATCCTTATCAAATCTTTTCATTTGTAATGTTGGAGAAAATATGCGAAAATATGGTTGACTATCTGTACCAGTTGATGCACACCACTGCCAACCACCATTATTTGAAGATGGGTCATAATCAACAAGAGACTTAGCAAAATATTCTTCACCTTTACGCCAATCAATTAATAAATTTTTAACTAAAAATGATGCTACAACCATACGACATCTATTGTGCATCCATCCAGTTATTTTTAATTGTCTCATTGCGGCATCTATTAATGGGAACCCAGTTATACCATTAACCCATTTATTAAATAATTCTTCATTATTATTCCATTTAACATTTTCATATTTCTTATTAAATGATGTTTCAAATATATATGGAAAATAAAAAGTTATAATTGCATAAAAATCGTGCCAAAACAATTCTCTAATTATTCCATGATTTAATGGTAATGAATAATATATCTCTCTAATACTAATACAACCGAATTTAATATAAGCACTTAATTTTGTAGTTCTATTTAAATATGGATAATCTCTTTCTTCATCATAATTATTAAAATAACCCTTCTTCAATTTATCCAAAATTTCTAATGCTTTTATTCTTCCACCATTTACTAATATTTGATTATTTGCAATAGGTCTTAAGAAATCAAAATCTTTTAAGTTTTTTGAATTATTATCTTTAATAAATTTAATTTTTTTATTTAATAATGGTTCAGGCTTCTTTAAAATAGCTTTCTTATAAAATGGCGTAAATTTTAAATAAGGTTCATTATTATCTTTAAGAATACTATTTATAGGATTTATTGTATAATCTTCAAATGCTATTATCTCAATCTTATTTTTATTCGCCCAATTATTAATATCATTATCTCTTTTTTTAGCATAAGGAGTATAATCCTTATTATAGGCAATTATATCAAAATTATTTTTTTTATATATTTCTTCAATAATAGTTATATCATTTGTATCAGTATAATAAAAATTAAGAAATGATAATTCTTCTAATGATTCAAATAAAAATTGTGCTGAATTTTTAGAATAATATTTATTAACTTTTTCATCTATTTGTTTTTTATTAAATATGAATATTGGTATAATTTCAATCTTTGGATATTTAATAACTATCTTATTTAATGTTGTATTATCATATATTCTCAAATCCCTTCTAAATATAAATAATGCCTTCATTATATTATTAATAATATATAACTATATATATAATAATTATAAATAAATGATACAATTATTAGCATTTGATATTGGTATTAAAAATATGGCATATTGTTTCTCTATTTGTAATAATGATGAATTTAATGTAATGAATATAAATAAAGTAGATTTAAATTCTAAAAAAAATAATATTCAAAATATTATTGACAATACTATTGAATTTTTAGATGATATTATGAATTCATTAAATATTGATATTAATTCTAAAATAATAATTCTTATTGAATGTCAAATGACCTCAATAATGAGAACTATTCAAACATGTATAAATACTTATTTTAAAGTTATTAGCAAACATCAAAATATAGATATAGATACTATTTATGTATCTGCTAAACATAAACTGAAAATTATGGATATATATCCTAATACTATTGTAAATGATAAATATAAACAAAATAAATTAGATTCAATATTTTATACAACTCATTTATTAACATCTACATTTAAAGATGATAAAACATTGGAAATTATAAATTCCTTCAAAAAAAAAGATGATTTATGCGATGCTTATTTAATGTGTATATATTATTATTCTAATATATATTCAAAAAAATAAATTTATTTATATAATATAGATTTATTTATAACAATATGGCAACAGATGATTCTAATACTATAACAACAGGAACTATTGTAGGTGGCATATTTAGTTTAATATTTACTCTTATATGGCTAATTGCAGCTGCAACTGGATTTATAATGTCTATTATATGTTTATCTTATGATGGTACAGCAGGAGCTAAAACCGCAGGTGTTTTATTAGCATTATTTACAGGTCCTTTCTTCTGGCTATATTATATATTTAGAAAAACTTATTGTACTAATAATAATTATTCTTAATAAATAATAGATTAATAATTTAAATGATTGAAATTATTTTGATAATATTATATTTAATATGGGTAATTTCTAGTTTAGCTGCGTTTGTTACTTCTATTGTTTGTCTTGGTTATAATGGTTCTGGTGGTGCTAAAGCAGCAGGATTTTTATTAGCATTATTTTTTGGTCCGTTTTATTGGTTATATTATATATATAATATTAATTATTGTACTGCTTAATAATTTAGGTATGCATTCTTAATATTTATTTGAATAAATAAATTATTTATATAATATAGATTTATTTGTAATAAAATGAGTTCTACTATTACTACAAATATTGAACCTGAAGTTAGTGCTTCAATGATAGTTTTTTCAATATTTTTATTTATAATTATTTTAGTTTGGGTAATTGCGGGGGTTGCGGCTTTTATTACTTCTATTGTTTGTCTTGGTTATAATGGTTCTGGTGGTGCTAAAGCAGCAGGTATTTTATTAGCATTCTTTTTTGGTCCGTTTTATTGGTTATATTATATATATAATATTAATTATTGTACTAATAATTATTATTATCCTCAGTTAATAATAGATATTATATAAGTAATTTAAGCATTAGATGTATTTGTTATTATTTATCTTAGTTATAATATAATTATTAATAATTATTAGCTATTTTTATTAATTGTTGAATAATATCAGGAGTATAATCAGTAATCTTATTAGTTTCTATTGCGTCTGCTAAATTTATCCAGAATTTATCATTTTTATATTTATTATTTTGTTTATTTATTTTTATTAAGGTTTTATATAACCATTTATATAATCGTAATTTATTTTTAATACTACAGTCATTATGATTATAGGGACAACTCATCCCATTAATAATATCATTATTAATATAATCAGGTATAAATGATTTTGTATCATTAAATAATGTATAATTATATTCTTTACATTGAATATGAAATTTATTGTAATTTATATATACATTTGAATCATCTATAATTATTATATCACTATCTTTAACATTTTTAATTTTAGGTAATATTTTATTTATTGATTTTTTAAATAAAATATCTGATTTATCTTTTGTATATTTATTATTCATAATACAATAATTTCTCGCAAATATAGGACGATTGAATTTAATATTATTCTCTTTTTCTATAAGTTTAATTTGAAAATTCGCCCAATTATAACTTGACGCTGTATATATATAAAATGATACATTATTATTATATATTTCACGCATTTTATTTATAAAATAAATGAAATAAGGACGAACTAATTTAACCTTCTCGTTATATTGTGGTGATAATATTTTTTTTATATTTATTTTTGGTCCATTATATGATTTCATTAATTCAACTTTATTAAATAATTCTAATTGATAAATACAATTACCTATCAATGTTTTATCTAAATCAATTATAAATATATATTTTTTCATATTTAATCTGTATAATAATTTTATTTTATTTATATTGATATAATAGAAAATATATGTCATATAATACTGATAATTGTAATAAATGGCATAATAATCCTTTAATTAATCCAATATCTAAAAGAGCTATTAAAAAAGATGGACCTATATATAAAACTTTTCAAAAAGAATGCGCTAGTATTCTAAAATTGTCTGTTAAAAAAAATACTAACCCTATTTATAATACTGATAATTGTAAAAAATGGCGTAATAATCCTTTAATTAATCCAATATCAAAGCGAGCTATTAAAAAAGATGGACCTATATATAAAACTTTTCAAAAAGAATGTGATAATATAAAAATATCATCAAAAAAAAAAGTAATTATTAAGTCTTCTAATAATGATGATACTGAATTATGTAAAAAATGGATTGCAAATAAATTAATTAATCCTAAAACAAATAAACCAATTAAACTTAATGGTCCATTATATAAACAATATTTATTAAAATGTTCTAAATTTTTACAATCATCAAAATCTCCTTCATCATCATTTAAAAAACCATCATCATCTTCATCATCATTTAAAAAACCATCATCATCATCAAAATCATCATCAATAAAAGTATTTTCTGATTCATCATCATTTAAAAACCCATCTTCATCATCAAAATCTTCATCATTATTTAAACAATCATCTTCATCATCAAGCTCTTCTAAAAAATATATGTCATTAAATAGTAGTAGTTCAAGATATGTATCTGCAACTATGTCACAATCTAAATCTAATTTAAAAACAGCTTCAACTTCTTTTTCAAAATCTTCAACAGTTAAAAGTGCTAAAACAGCAAATGATTATTTAAGTATAAATTCTTCAGAATCAAATTTTATAGAAAATAGAATAACTAAATATAATATATTAAATAAATATATAAATAAAATTAAAGATAAATATTCTAATAATTGTCTTAAAAAATATAAAATTTTAAATGGAGTTCAATTATTAAGAATTGGTAATAAAATAATATTAGAAAAAAAATTAGGTAATTCAGGAGCATATGGTGTTGTTTATAAAAGTTATTATAGAAGAACTATAAATGATGATTATAATTATAATATAAATTTTGCTGTTAAAATATGTGAAAAAACTGATATAAATAAACAAGAAATAAAAATTGCTAATATACTAACAAATAAAGTAGTTACTGAAAATTATTTACATTTCCCAATTTTATATGGATATTTAAAATGTAATTATGATGAATTATATGATCTATATTCAAGTGAAAAATCAGCTTCTTTAAATTATTCACCTGATTCAGAATTTGATAGTAGATATAATTCAATATTAAATAGAAATGAATTATATTTTCAAATATATGAAATTGCAGATGGAACATTAAATAAGTATTTAGCATATATGGTTAATGATATAACAGATAAAATAGAGAATGAATTAGTATTTAATGCATTAGCTCAAATATTTATATCGTTAATATGTTTTTATAGTATTACTGATATGTGTCATGCAGATACTCATTTTGATAATTTTCTATATCATAAAATTAAACCAGGTGGTTATTTTGAATATACAATATATAATTATCCTTTAAAAATTAAAAATATTGGATATTTATGGATATTAAATGATTTTGGTTTAGCAGAAAATCTTATAAATTCTAAGCGAATATCTCAAGTAATACGAGATTTTAAAATAATATTAGCTGAACTTGAACGTAAAAAATCATATTTTATTGATAATAAAATACCAAATTTTATAACGGAAGCAAAGAATTATTTAGATGAAAATATATATGAAGAAGAAGAAATAAACAATTTATTAATACATTTATTAAATTGCTTATTAAAATATTCAGAAACTTTTAAATTAGTTACTTAATAAATATTTAATTATTTTTTTTTTATATAATAGAATAACATCTATGGATAAATGCGTACCACCAAAATGCGAATATTCTATATTTCATCAAAAATGTATAAAACCGAACCCATATATTGAAAGATTATCACATTGTAATAGAAAACAAATATCTAAAAAATATTGTAAATATGATATTACTATCGCAAGTAAAAAAGCTTGTAAATATCATAAAGAACGTATTGCTCTTATTAAGGAACGTAAAAAACCTATTAAAGAACCTAAAGAACATAAGGAACGTAAAAAACCTAAAGAACATAAGGAACGTAAAAAACCTATTAAAGAACCTAAAGAACGTAAGGAACGTAAAAAACCTATTAAAGAACCTAAAGAACGTAAGGAACCTAAAAAACCTATTAAAGAACCTAAAGAACATAAGGAACGTAAAAAACCTATTAAAGAACCTAAAGAACATAAAGAACGTAAAAAACCTATTAAAGAACTTATTAAGGAACTTATTAAAGAATCTAATGAAGGTAAAGAACCTAAAAAACTTATTAAAATACCTAATAAAGTTAAAAAATTAAATAATTCTGATATTTTAAAAAATAAAGAGAAAGAATTAGAAGATATTAGAATACAAATTAATGAAATTATAGAAAAATTAGGTTCTACTGATATTAATTCAGTAGATGAAAAAAGAAAAAGTTCAAGCACATTTAAAAAACTTTCATCAAAACCAAATGATATAATTTTAATTGAAGAGTTTGAAAAAGAGTTAAATATTGAATTAGAACATCTTGATAAACTTTTAGGGAAAAAAGAAGATAGTAATTCTTCATTAATTTATTTTTTAAAAAATAGAACAAAAACAAATATAGCAGATAGAATTAAATATTATGATATTATACATAGTTATATTAAAAAAATTAAAGATGATAT